CTAGTGATTTCGTAGACGAAACAAGGAGTTGCCACGCCCGCCTGCCGGACGCCACAGAAGGTGTCGGCGCTGGATTCCAATGCAAACTGGATAGCGCGTTGGATATTACTTAGGGACACTGGTATTCACCATTCCGAGGATCTTGCGAGCCTCAATGAGAATCTCTGTGCTGATCGCTCGCATAATCCTGGCTACGTTTGCCTTTCCCCACAGTTCGCCTACGTGGTTTCCGGAAACCATCAAACCAGAATTCTTGTGCATGAACCCGTTTTCTTTCCACGGGTAGACGAATTGCTTTCCACCAGCGCGAGCGCCGCCTTTTTTGCCAAGTTGCACCCCGAGCTCGGCGCGAATAGGCGAGCCTGGGCCGCCCATTCGCTTGGGTGAATTGACTTTAGTAGCAGATGCAATGCCCTTGCGATGGATTTTTTTGCCGCCGCGAATGTATGGGGCGTTCAAAAGAACGGATTTCAAGTTCGGGACAAACGGCTTGAAGCCTTTGCGGATTGCTTTTTTGCGCACTGCCTCGTTGAGCATGGGCGAAAGACGCGCAAGTGTCTGCGTGACTTCCTTGGTGTCGATGGTGATCTTCACGGGGTTCATGGCAACACCTCCACCGCATTGATCTCAAGGCGCCGGCGCTTCTGATCCCTGTCCCAGCAGCCCTTGATGAAGAACGTGCGCGTCACGCCGTTGTCTACTAGCAGAAGCCTGGAGCGGGTTGTTACCGACGGGTGGAAAGCAGCAAGGATGCGCCAATCCGTGCGCACGCTTGAACCGCCGTCATCCATTGTCTCTTCCGTGTTGGCGTTCTCAATGTGCACCGGGATGTTGGCAAACGAGAGCCAAGACTCAGAAGCCTGGCCGAACGCGTCGAGCGTGGCTACTGGATTCTGCGCCGTCATGACGAGGCGCATCATTCCGGATGGAACGTGGCCGGCCATTACCCAATCCCCTTGCCCATCATGCCGGTGATCCGATCCCAGTAGGTCGAGTCCAGGGCAACCGTGTCATCGCCGCGGCTTGCCACATGGTGTGCCACGCGCTGGAGTAGCGCCATCTCGAGCAACGGGTTGAGCGCTGCGTTGCCGGCTGTTACGGTCAGCGTTACTGGGTAGGTCAGTGCATCGATGTCCATATCGACATAGACCAGACCGTTGATCATGATCTTTGCGCACGTGCCGGTAAGGGGCACTGTCGCGCTGTCGCTGTAGACGGCCGTAGTGCCCGCCAGGTCGCCTTGGCGCTCCAAACGGAGGTACAGACCGCCGTAGATCGTCAAGGGCGCTGCGGGCACCCACTGCGTCCTGGTGACCGACTCCACGCACCACCCGGTTCGCTCTTCTAGTTCGCGTACGGCTGCTGCCCATGCAATGCCAATAGCCGGGTCATCCTCCGTGTGAGGAATGCGGGCCCAACTGCGGAACTTTGCAAGGTCTAGAGCCATTGTTCCTCGCTGCAGGTGGGTAGGGCCGAAGCCCCACCCACCTGAAGGATGAGAGGTTCAGAATCAGGCGTTCGTAACTTGCAACTGCACTAGCGCATTGACGCGGGTGAAGTCGGAGTTGGCGAACATCATGCCCTGGTAACGGATGCGCCCAGTACCACTAAGGCTGTACTCGTCGCGGGTGACCGACATCGTTCCCCACTCGCGCATGGCGAATGCTTCACTGATGTTGCCCAAGCACGCAAGCACGTTCTTGCCAGTGGAGCCTGTAGCAACGTGCGCTGGCAGGTACTCAGTTACGTAAACTGGCAAACCCATGAGCGTAAACGGAGCTGCATTGACCAAGGCAGCATCAGCAGACGGAACAAAGATTGGAACGCCGTTGATTAAGATTCCTGCGATTGCTGCGTACACATCTTGCGGCATGATCCATGCAGCGGATCCCCAATACGCGGCAGGCAACTTCGTGTAGCGCATTTCGGACAACTTGGCAACAGTTACACCAGCGGTGATTGCTGCTGCGCGGGTTGTCGAGGCGCTTGTTGCGGTTGTGATGTTGATGCCTGTTGTGGAGTTAACGGTAAAGATGCCCTTCGGCGAGTTGGTGCCAGTACCACCGATGTAGCCCCACTCAAGGTTCTTCGACAACTGAACCTGCAAGTGCGAGAGCACTTCCTGTTCCACGGGGAATCCAGGGTCAGACTGTGCAATGAGTTGATGCGACACTTCGGTCTTTGGCAAGCAAAGAACCGGAGCAAGCGCCACTTCGGTGAACAGAGGATCTGAATTCGCTGCTACAACACTTCCGGTATCGGGCAACGTCCATGCAGATGTGTAATCAGCGGTTTTCAGCGTGCTGTAGCGCAGCGCCTGGTAGCCCTGAACTCCTGTGCGCAGGTCACCCAAATTGCGCATGATCGACTGCGCAGATAGGTACTTGAGCACTGAATCTTGGTACAGCTTCGGGATGAGAATCGAGCTCGAAGCGGTCGTGATGAGTTCACGCTGTTCCGGGATTGCACCAGTGCGCATGTAGTTCGCGAACTGCATCTCGTACTTCTTGGAATCGCGATACTCGAGCGAGCGCTCTTCGGTCTTCTTGACCATGTTCTCAACAGCGCTCGATGACGCGAAACGCTCGCGCAGTTGCGCGGAACGGATCTCGGCTTCGACCTTGGTAAGTTCGTTGGCGACTTCGTGGCCACGGGCCTCGACTTCGACGGACATGGTGTCCTGGGCGAGAATGGAATCGCGCTCAGCGGTGAGCGCCTTACGGCTTTCAAAGAGTTCGGACAGTTTCATAGCGGCATCCTTAAACGCAGACGAAGACGGGCAATGCCCGACGAAAGGGTTCTTGCTTCAGCGCTCGTCTGCGGATAAGCGCCGTTTTCAACGATGGAAACTTCACGCAGCGCAACCTGCGAGAGTGTGCGAGTGTTGCCGCTCCACGAGTCGGCGATGACTTGGAAACCGAAAGACATCTCAGACAAGACGCCAGCGTCCACCAACTGGCGGACGTCCTTGGCGCGTTGGGTGTCTGGGAGCGTCACCTCAAAGGCGAGGCCGTGTTGATCGCTGCGCAGTTGCAGCAGTCCGCTCTTCGTGTTTGCAAGCAAGTCGCGCGTGTCGTGACCGACAAGGAGCGAGATGTTGCTACTGAGTGACGAATCAAACGCACCGCGCTGAACGCGCTCGGTGAACGGCTTGCCGCCATTGATGCCGCGAATGGTCAGCGGGTGACTCGGTGCGTCATAGACCGATGCGTAGCCGCCGATCTTGTCGCCTGTCATGGCTAGTTTCGTAGTGCGGATTTCAAGCATTGGTGTCCTCGTTGCTGCCGTCGGGGGCTTCTTCGTTTGCTTGCGCACCAGGCATGGAGACAGACGGCATGTCAAGCCCCTCGATCTCGGGCAAGCCCATTCGTCGGCGTCCATCGTTCGGCGAAAGAATCCCGGCCAGCACGAGTTTGGACAGAGCCATGCCAGCATCCCTCATGTTTCCTCGTAGCAGGATGTCGGTATCAAGCCGAGCGTGCTGACCGGGATTGCAGAGTTTGCGCGTGATCTCCGACTCCCACGCGCTAACCCATTGGGCGAGTGCGCCATCGACGTAGGCGCGTGCTGTTTCAGATTGGGAAGAGAGAGCGCCGCCGCCCTGCTGGTAAAGCATTTCAGGAGGCACACCAAACGCCCGAGCAATCTCTTGCACGCTGAACTTGCGGCTTTCGATGTTGCTCGTCGTTGTCTCTTGACTGATCTTCTCCGCCTTCATGCCCTCGCGCAGAATCAGCGGGCGCGAGGCGCCGTCTGCCGTTGCGTGCATGGTTTGCCATGCGTCGCGGATGGCTTGAACCGTCTGATCGGACATGGCACCAGGGTGAGAGATGGCAACCTTGCCACTCGAACCCGTCTTAATCAGCGAACGATGCGCGGCTTCTTGGTCTGCGGCAAGATCCATGGCAGCGCGAGCGGCGTCCATTGGGCCCACAAACCACCCTGGTTGATTCACATTTGGGTAGCAACCGAGGTGCAAAACCTGATCACTAGACAGCGTTGCACCACCAATGCGGTACACCAAACCGTCTTCCGTGATCTCTGCTTGCGCGGCGCCGATCGGCATCGGCTGTAGTTCTGCCACTTCGCCGGTGCTGTCGCGGCGAATCAAGGCAAGACCGTTGCCGCCTTCGAGCGCACACGCCGTGATGTAGCGCCGGAACTCGTAGCCGGATTGCCAGCGTGAAGCCTCGCGCGTCATCAGTTGCGTGATTGGCGAATCGACGGCGTTGCCGCTCGCGTCAATGATCGAGAACGGGAGCCGCGCTAGGTCTGCGCTGATGAGTTGCGTAGCACGCACCACCGCTGGCAGCGAATTGATCGCAGGGGTAGCAAGTGGCTCCGGTCGTGCGTAGACGACGGTCGCTGAACGGAAGCCCATGAAGCGTGCGAATAGACTCACACCCGCATGGAACGAATGTGCCTCAGGATGTCAACCCGGATTTCTGTAGTTCCACTCTTAACCACCAAACACAAACGCCGCGGCGATTTCTCGCTACGGCGTTTGTGTTCAAACCCTCGGGGCGTCCCGAGGCGGCGTTAGCCGTCTTACTGGATCGCAGTGCGGCAACCCAGGCGAGGCGCAGGGCGGGGCCTCACACCACATTGCTGTGATGCCAAGAGTGTACTACCCAATCGGACAAGCGCTAGTGCTTAGTCCGGTCGACTCGCGAACCTGGTGATGCTCCATGAGCAGCGCTGCCATGTTGCCGGACACGATGACGTCCATGTTGCCTTTGCCGCCGCGTCCCTTTACCGGTCGGATGTTGCCCACATTGTCTGAAATCAAGGTGATTTGGTTGAGTCCGGACACCAAAACTGGGTCTGCCGTGTAGGTCAACTGCCTACTTTTCAAGAGGTCTGCCCAGCACTTCCAGGCAGGAGCCATTGTCCGAATGCTCTGATCGACGGTCACGATGGGCCATCCGCGGTCAATCCAGCGCTTAATGTCACGCGCTTGCGCCGGATGCGGGTCGACTCCGATCTTCCGAACGTCGTACGTGGCGATCATGTTCTCCAACTCGGCCTCGACCACGCTCATGTCTTGCCATTCACCAGGCATACGCCGCAAGTGCCCTGCCTGAATCCATTGCTGCAATGGGTTCTTGCATTTCTTCTCGTCGAGTGCAATGTCAACGCCCGCCCACCAGCACACGTTGCGGCCGCGGATCATCTTGCCATCAACCACCATCAAAGTCATGGCGGTGAGGTCAAGCTGCGGACCGTAGCCACCGCGGCTCAGGTCAATCGCAATCACCGCCGGCTGTCCGCGCAAGCGCGTCCAATCAACCTCCTCAAACTGGCGCTCAAGGATCGCAGTATCGACATCAGACGTCGCAATCGTGTGATATCTGCACGCCAACTGCGTCTCGAACTCTGCAATCTGCACCGGATCGCCCGTGTTTAGCATCGTTTGAGCAGCCAATTGCAACTGCGTTGGGTCAACAATCGTGCCTAAACCCGGGTGCGCCTTCGCCCAAACAGCAGGATCCGAGGCAGAATCCTCTGTATCTAAGCCGTAAATCATGGGCCACCACCCTGCTGGATAGGGGGTTCCGTCAGCAATTGCAGCCTCACACGCTTGCCAGTAGCCCCAAATCGGCGTGGTTTTCTGCTCCGGGTCAGGTGTAGTGATCGCCAACAGTTGCGAAGTAGCGAATTTCGCTAGACCAGTGAGCAAACGCCCGACGGCTTTCGGCATGCGTGAAATCTCATCCGCCACTACCAGGCGCGTGGTCAAACCGTCAAGCGCCTTGTCAGTGCATGGAAGTGAGATGTAACGATTGCCACCGTGGCGCACTCTGCCAGGGTGAGCAGGCGTCGAGCCGCCCGATGATCGCCATCCCTGCTCGTCTTTGTCGCTGTCATCAAGCGCCAGGGTGCGGCACATCGTTGCCATGCGCTCGAAAGTCTTTTGAGCCAAGCGCCCATCCGGCGCCACGCTTGAGAACTCAAGGCTAGTGCTTGTGTCGCGCATCGCCGCCATGATCATTGACGCCGCGAACTCGGTCTTGCCGTTGCCACGTGCCACCACCAGCAGCAGCGCCTTGGTTGCCGGCGTGTCGGTCTTCACCTTTGACACCACCCGCCGCCTGGCGAGCAAGACCATTGCAACCATGCATTGCCAAGGCATCCATTCGAGCGGCGTACCGGCGCCTTCCTCAACGCCCTGGCCGCACTTGCGAGCGAACGCGCGAGCCTCTTCGGCGCGGGGTTCGTCCCACCACACATCGTGCGACGCCGGCGCTTTCCGCTCGGCTAAGTAGCGCTTGCACGAATCAACAATCCGCAAGTTAGCGACGGCGGTTCCGCTGGCGATCGACTCGGCGTACGCGTCGGCTAGGTCGGCGCATAAAGGCGGTCGCTTGCTGTGTTTACGGCGTGAGTCTGTTCCGCCTGATCCCCCACGCGGTGCCTTACGGGTATGGGGGGGCTCGGCCCCTTGGGGGGGGCTCATTTTTTATTATTTTTATCAACCAAGGTAGTTGGACAAATAATTTTTTCGTTATTGGTCTTGTGCGAGTGACATGCCACGCATAACGACTGCAAGTTCTTCCACTCGTTCGTACCACCACGATGCAATGGCACGATGTGATCTGTCTCAAGATCAGCAACACCACCACAGTGAGCACAGCACATATGCACAGCCTTATGCTCACGTGCTATGCGTGTCCATGTCCCACCACGTGAACGCGATGTATGCGCATAGTTGAATGTCTTACCTAGATCGGCTTTGTATTTCCATCTAGCCATGTGCGTACCTCTTCCATGAGTCGCGTATCGTTCTCCTCACGCCAACACAACAGCCATTCCTCGTCATCCTGACGCGCTAGTACCACTGGCAACATGTCACTATCTGCATCAGTACGTGCTTGCAACATGGCATCCTCAAGACCAGCGTTACGCGGTGCAACATTCGGTAGACATACGGAATCATCCATCACTGTGCGCAGATGACTAAGCCTGCACATGAGCATTGATCCGCTGATGATCAAGGTGTCTTTGGCTAGGCGTGAATACACATACGTGTAGCCGGTGCGCCTGCGCTTGACCTCAACATGAATCTTCCAATCGACACATGGTTCGATGTCTGCCTTGCCCTTGCCATAGCGCTGGGCCGTTCGCTCCCATGCGAATGGGAAGACCTTGCCTAACGCACGGCATGCATCGAGCTCCCCGTTCTTTCCCTTCATGCGTGAGTTGATCATGTGCCATCGTCCTCTGCGCGTT